TTAATCATGAGCAAGGTACCCTTTCGGACCAAGAATGGCCGATGGAACCTACCCAGCAAATCTTCTGAGAAGTTTGTCAAAGAGTTTATGAAGGTAATAGAACCCTTCGATGACTTTAAGACGAATTACCTGAAAGACGAGGTCCTTTCTAAGTTCCTCGATCCAAAGGTTGTTTCTCCGAAGATACGCGCGCGTGCTGCAGTCACTAAGTGGCTGCAAGCGGAGCAAATGAACTCTCTAACCAATGATCGAATATTCGCTGCTAACGCAACGGATCCCGACTTTGGTTGGACCACTTGGGATAAGTTTATATCTCGAGTGCGTCTCAAAATTGAGAGAGTCCTAGGCCCTGTTATCGTTATCCCAGACCAAGTGGTCGAGATAACAAACGGGGCTAGTACTAGAGTTAGTCGATCACCGATCGCTGCTCTAGTAAAGCTCCAGGGTAAATGTCACGTGTCGGAATCTGCGTTAACCCACTTCCTTGAGTATTGGTCTGATAAGACCATTACTCCCGACGAGTGGGAAATTCAGGATTCGTCCACGATGTTCACTGTCGATAAGAAGTCAGATATTGACCGGGTGGCTTGTAAAGAGCCAGAAGGCAATATGCTTCTGCAAAGAACAGCCGGTGTCCATATTAGGACTCGGCTACGCCGCAAGACAGGTCTTAATCTATTAGACCAGTCTCGTAATAGGCGTCTTGCTCGTGAGGGTTCCGTTCGCGGAAACCTTGCGACCATTGATCTTAGCAGTGCTAGCGATACCATCTCAAGCATGCTTGTGATGACACTACTCCCTACGGAGTGGTGGTCGCTACTGGACGACATGCGAGTTTCAACAACTTGCATCTCAGCCGATCTGGCTGGGGGATCCAAACCTGTCTACCATGAACTGAACATGTTCAGTGCCATGGGAAATGGGTTTACCTTCGAACTCCAAACATTAATCTTCTGGGCGGTTGTTATGACCATCCAGGAGATGAGTGTGAAGAGAGAAGACAGATCCGTCGTTTCCGTTTACGGTGATGACATCATATGTTCATCAGATCTAGTTCCTCGAATAACCCGGATGTTTAGCTTCTTAGGATTCACTCTGAATCAAAAGAAAACAAACTTCGGCACGAAGAACAAGTTCCGTGAATCATGTGGTGGTCATTACTATAATGGCTTCGATGTCACTCCTTTCTACATTAGGGGTGCTATCCTAACTATCCCAGACCTGCTCCTGACGTTAAATCAGATGCTTGAATGGGACGGACGCAGCTTCGGTTTCTTTATAACCGAAGATCTCGCTAAACTCCATCGAAGATGGAGTGGTAGGATACCTGCTCGCCTTCACGGCGGACTGGTACCCAGCGAGACAGGCTCATTGGTCTCTGGTACAAAGCCCAGAGATTCATTGCAGCTCGTAACTCGTCCGATCGATGTGACCTTCTTTGAGGAAGTAAGATACCTCAAAAGTCACCTCGATTTGGATAGGCTTGAAGGACCGGTATCTCCCGTTACTGTTCGTAAGAACAGGAAAGGAAAGATAACCGTATCCTCAAGTGCACCAGTAAAGGCGGTCGGGCTTATGCCCGTCCGTCATCCCGAAAGGGATACTGGTCGACGATCCACATGGGATCCTTATCTACTTTTAAGGATCTCTGACTAA